CCCCACCGCCACCCCCGCCACCGCCGATGCCGAAGATGCCTGCCATGCCGGCCCCGGCTCCGCTTCCTCCTCCTCCTCCTCCGCCACCGGCTCCTGCTCCTCCTCCGCCGCCGGCCAGCGGTCCCAACCGCGTCGAGGCCGCCGAGGCCCAGACCAGCAACCGCATGCAGCAGCAGAAACGCCAGGGCCAAGCCAAGACGCTTCTCGCCGGCGAAACCGGCGGCTACTTCAATCCGGCCACCGGACCGCGCTCGCTGCTTGGTTAAGGGTTAGCCGAAAGACATGGAACAAAAGGCTGACCTTGTCCGGCTGGGGGAGTATGTGCTCACCCGCCACCAAGACCTGCTGTCCAACCGCAAGGTGTGGGACACGATGTGGCAGGACATCGCGGACTTTTGTTTGCCCCGCAAGGCGGAGATCGTCAACAAGAAGGAATACCCAGACACGTCACGCAATGACGTGCTCTTCGATTCCACGGCGATTTACGCCAACGCGGTGCTGGCCAATGGTCAGCTGTCTTACATGTCGCCGGCGGACAGCCGGTGGTTTGTTTACGAGCCACCCGCGGCCATCAAAGACAACGACAAGGCGAAGACGTGGTTCCAGCAGTGCTCCGAGATCGTCCAGCTGAACCTGGCCAACTCCAACTTCTACTCCGAGGTCCATGAACTCTATTTTGACGATGGCACGTTTGGCACTTACGCGATGTTTTGCGAACCTGGTCGCCGTCATCCGGTCACCTTCACCACCTTCCCCTGTGGCAGCTTCTGCATCTCGGAAGATGACGAGGGCCTGGTGGATACGATCTTCCGCGAACTAAAGATGACCTGCTTGCAGGCCGCGGACAAATTCGGGGAGGAGAACCTTTCGGAGAAGATGCGGAAGCAGGTCGAGGAATACCGCCGGACCGGCAAGGGCGGCAACACGCTGCACGATTTTGTCCATGCCATCTATCCGCGGCGGCACAAGGACCGCGATGCGAGCAAGAAAGACGGCGAGAACAAACCGATTGCCAGCGTCTACGTGGACAAGGCGAGCAAGCACGTGGTGCGCTCGAGTGGATTTGATGAGCAGCCCTTCTTTGCTGGCCGCCACCTCAAGTGGGGCGATTCGCCCTACGGATGGTCACCTGGTTGGATTGCCATGCCCGAGGCAAGGCAGCTGAACTTTTTGGTCAAGCAGATGGATGCGCTGGCTGAAACCAAAGCGTTTCCGCGGATGTTGATTCCGAGCACCCATGAAAACGAGGTCGATCTCCGCGCCGGCGGGTTCACCTACTTCGATCCGATGAATCCCAACGCGCTGCCCAAGGAATGGTTGACCCAAGGGGAATACCAGATCGGCCTCGAGCGCGAGAAGCGCAAGGAAACCTCGATCCAGCGGGCGTTCCACGTGGATCTCTTCCAGATGTTCGCCATGCTCGACCAGAAGCAGATGACGGCCCGCGAAGTGGCCGAACGCGCCTCGGAAAAGCTGGTGCAATTCAGCCCGACCTTTGCCCGCAAAACGACCGAACTCTTCAACCCTCTGCTTCGCCGCGTCTTCAATCTCCACCTGCGCCAGGGCCTTTTCCCGCCGCCGCCCCCGGACGTGATCGTGCAGAACGAAATGACCGGCATCCCCGAGATCCCCGAGCCGGAAGTGACCTACACTTCCCGCGTGGCCTTGGCCATCAAGAGCCTGCACAACCTGGCCTTCATGCGGACCATGGAGCGTCTGGCCCCGATCATCCCGCTCAAGCCCGAGATCCTCGACAACTATGACATGGACGCCGTGTCCCGTGACCTCGGTCGCAATGACGGGGTGCCCGCGGATTGGATCTTGGACACCGACAAGCGCGACCAGATGCGCGAGGAGCGGGCCGCGCAAATGCAGGCCATGCAGGAGCAGCAGAACATGATGGCCCAGGCGGACATGGCGGCCAAAGCCGGCTCAATCAAGAGTGACAGCATGGTAGGCCAAGCCATCCAGCAATCTCTATGACCAGTGACGCCACGCTCGAGGCCCGGAAGAAGGCCCAGCAAATCACCAACGCCTTTCACCGCGTCTTCTCAAGCGAGGACGGGCAACTCATTTTGGAGCACCTTCGCTCCTACTTCCGCGTGGACCGGCCCGCCTTCCAGCGTTCCATGCACAATTCCTATGACCCCTTGGCCGCGGCCCTCCGCGATGGCCAACGCGAGGTGCTTCTTTTCATCCAACACAAGCTCTCCGAGCCAATGGTGGGGGATGCCGACTTTGACCAACCCAAGACCAAGATCGTGCGCTAATCGCAGGGTAGAGAAGCAGCATCTCGTTAGGTTCATAACCTAAAGATCGCCGGTGCAAGTCCGGCCCCTGCAAGCGCGGGATTAGTCGAAAAACAACCAATCTATGGACACATCCACAGCACCCGCCGGGGACGCCGCCATCACGCCGGCGTCCGAAACTGCACCCGTTACCAGCCTGCTCGAGGCCACCCCGTCTTCCGAGCCATCCGCTCCCGCGGCACCTGCGGAGAAGCCGGAATGGCTCCCCGACAACTTCTGGCGCGAAGGCCAAGCCGATTACCAAGCCCTGGCCAAGAGCTACCGCGGCATGCAGGAGATCCTGGGCCGCAAGAGCCAATCGGTTCTGGTGCCTAACGAGAAGAGCAAGCCCGAGGAGATCGCGGAATTCCGCAAAGCCTTGGGAGTGCCGGAAAGCCCAGACGATTACTTGAAGAGCCTCAAGCCCGAGGCCCTGCCCGAGGGCGTGCAGTTTGACGAGGCCATGGCCAAGCAGGCCGCGCAATTGGCGCACAAGCACAACATCCCGCCCGCGGCCATGAAGGAACTGGCTGCTTTGCAAATCAGCCAAGTGCAGGCCATGGCGCAAGCCAGCGAGCAAATGGTCATCCAACAGCTGCAAGCCGGCAAAGAGCAGCTGCAAAGTGAATACGGGGACAAGTTTGGCGAGAAGCTCGACTTGGCCAAGCGGGCCGCCATCACCGCGGGCATCGATCCGACCGCCCGTGGCTTTGCTGATCCGGCCATGGTCAAGCTGGCCGTCTGGGCCGCGGAGCAAATCGCGGAAGACAAACTGGTCAGCGCCAACGCCAGCCCCATGCAAGTGGGCAAGGATCGCGCCCTGGACATCATTGCCAACCCGGACAACCCGCTCCACCGCCGTTACCAGGAAGGTGACGAAGACGTGGTCCGCCAAGTCCGCTCCTACCTCTCCCAACGATGAAACCCCAACTCTTGGTGGTAGTCAGCGACCTGCACTGTGGCAGCACGGTGGGCCTGCTCGCGCCGGATGTGGAAACGCATTACGGCAACACGGTGGGCTTTGGTTCCAACTACCACCAAGAGTGGCTTTGGGACAAATGGCAGGAGGGCATGCGGCGGGTCTTTGACTTGGCCGGCGATGATCCCTACGTGCTCTTGTGCAATGGTGATGCGACCGAGGGCATCCATCACAGGTCCCCGGAGGTGGTGGCCACCTTGATCGAAGACCATTGCCGGATGGCCGCCGCGGCCTTGAAAGGCTACGCGGAGAAAGCGGTCAAGGTTCTCATCACCCGCGGCACCGAATGCCACACCCACAACGTCGAGGACTATCTGGCCAACCTTCTCGGGGCCGGCGAGGCCCGCGACCATTGGCTCTTCACCATCAACGGCACGCTCTGCAACGCGACCCACCACATGCCGGCCACCAGCCGAGCCTATCTCGAGGCCAGCGCCATGAGCATCAACTTGGGCAATGCCCGCCTCAACTGCATCCGGTCCGGTCATCCCGTGCCGAGTGTCTACCTTCGCGCCCATCGCCATTGTGGCGGTTGGTATACGGACGGGGCCGGCATCCTCGCCGTGACCGGAGGATGGCAATTCCTCACCCGCCACGGGAAGAAGGTGGTGCCGGACGCCATTCCGCGTCCCAGCGTCATCGTGCTCGATTGGCGTGGCCTGGAGGAGGGGACCCTGCCTCACGTCCACAACTTCACCTTCAACCCGCCGCCGCCGGTTGTTACCCACCTATGACCGCGGAAATGATCAACGCCGCCGCGTGGAAAGCGGCCACCACCGTGCAGCGTCCCGCGGACCACGTGCCCGCCGGATGGCACACCGTGCCCGAGATTGCCGAGGCCGTGGGCAAATCGGTGGACAGCATGCGGATCAAGCTGAACAAGGCGGTTAAGGCCGGACGCATTGAACGCCAAGACTTCTACATTCCCACGCCGAAGCGCGGGGTCTTCTCCGTCCCGCACTACCGCATGAAATAGCGCCATGGCCACCCGTGTCCCAACCATGCGCTTCAAATACGATGGGTCTTGGTGGCGCGTGAAGATCATGCGTCCGCCGGCCCGCGAGTGCTTGGAGGGCATGGCTGACTACGAAACCCGGACAGTCTACCTCGATCCCCGCGCCGTGGCCGCCAATGGCCTCGGCATCATCGTGCATGAAATTGCCCACGTGGTCCTGCCCCACGTGGCCGAGGAACCCATCCTCGAACTGGAACGCATCTGCTCCGCGGTGGCCAAGTTTACCGGAAAGCAGTGCCAGGGCCAAATCACTATCGGCCACCACAAGCCGGCATGACCACTGTCCCGCTGCTTATCTGCACGGCCTGTTATATTGCCACCTCGATAAATTTCTACCGCGAGGGCCAGATCGGCATGTCCATCGCCTTCGCCGGCTACACGCTGGGGAATATAGGTTTTCTCTACATTTGCGTTTTCGGCTCAAAATAGAAATTTCTTTTTGACCGCGTTGGTGCGCGGGATTAGTCGAAAGGTAGTACGAGAGCAGACAACTCCTTGGTGAGCCTGCCCGCGGCAAACCCAACAGGCCGGGACCTGCACTGTGCAGACAATCCGGTAGGCCGAGGGACAGATAACCAACAACCCGACCGACACCGCCAACGCGGGGTTAGTCGAAAACCAAAGGAGAAACATCATGTCTGCTACAACCCAGATCCCCGAGTTTTTCACGACCGAGTTTTCCGCCAACTGGAATCACCTCGTTCAGCAAAAACTCTCCAAGCTCCGCGAATTCGTGGTCATCGACCGCGTCAACGGGAAAGAGAAAAAGTACAACCAGATGGCCAGCGTCAACATGACGCAGATCACTGCGCGTGCTCAAACCACCAACATCACCGACACGGCGATGGCCCAACGCTGGCTCCGCCCCCTGCAATACGAGAAGGCCGACCTCCTCGATGAGTGGGATGCCGAACTGCTGGGCGAAGTTTCGCTCCCGCAGAGCGAGTTGGTGACCAACCACGCCATGGCCTTCGCCCGCAAGTGCGACGAGATCATCCTCGCCGCCGCGGTCGGAACGGCCTCCACCGGGGCCACCGGAACGACCAGCACGGTCCTTCCCGCCGGACAGAAAATCGCTGCCGACTTTGTCGAGAGCGGTGCTGCCGCGGCCAGTGGTCTGACCATCGCCAAATTGCGCCAAGCCAAGTTTATCTTGGATGACGCCGATGTGGACGAAGACGATCCGCGTATCATCGCGGTCAGTCCGAAGCAAATGCAGGACCTGCTCCGCACCACCGAAGTGACCTCCGCCGATTACAACACGGTGAAGGCTCTGGTGGCCGGCCAGCTGGACACCTTCATGGGCTTCCGCTTCCGCGTGGTCAACAAGGCGTTCTTCGCCTACACCGCCGGAACCGGCGTTCGCAACGTGGTGGCTTACGTCAAGTCCGGCCTCCGCATGACCGATGCCGGACGCCGTGTCCACGTGGACATCCGCCCGGACCGCAGCCACTCGCTGCAAATCCGCACCACCGCTTCCATCGGGGCAACCCGCATGGAGGAGAAAAAGGTGGTCGAGATCGCCTGCGACGAAATCCTCTAATGAGGTAACTCACAACCGCTGGCAGACCGGCTCCAATAGTCTGCCCCCCTTTCTTTTATGGCCGCCTCCGAAACCGATATTGTCAATGATGCCCTGGGTCGCTTGGGCATTAGTCCGGTCATGGCTTTGACCGATTCGACCAAGCAAGCCCAATTTTCTAACCGCTTCTACGAATCGACCCGCGACGAGGTGCTGGCCAGCCACCCTTGGAACTTCGCCAGCAAACGCGCCGTGCTGGCCCAGCTGGCCACGCCGCCGGACTTCGAGTGGCTCTACGCTTACCAGCTGCCCACCGACAACCTGCGCCTCTTGCAGTTGAATGGCTACGATCTGGGCAAGGTGCGCGACCCTTGGCACATCGAGGGCAACCGCCTGCTCACCGATGCCGAGAAGGCCGAGGTGCGCTATATCGCCCGCGTGACCGACACCACGTTTTACCCCGCGCTGTTTAGCGAGGCCCTTTCGCTCAAGCTGGCGGCCAAGCTGTGCGCCCCCTTGACCGGACGCTTCGACCAGCCCACCGCGCTCATGCAGGAGTATGACAAGGTGACCGGACCCAAGGCCCGCCTCTCCGATGTCTTCCAGCAACGCGACAAACGCCGCATGGCTTGGGTGGACAGCGACTTGGTCAAGAGCCGGTTGAGCGGGGGATTCTAAAATGCCCGTCTCGGCCCTCATCAATTCGTTCAACGCCGGCGAATTGTCCCCCTACATGGGGGCGCGGAGTGACGTGGAGAAATACCGCAACGGCTGCTCGACCCTCGAGAATTTTATCATCCTGCCCTACGGCGGGGTCATCCGCCGCCCCGGGACTGAATACTTGGGCAACCCCAAATTCGACAACCGCCGGTGCCGGCTGATCGGTTTCAACTTTTCCACCACCACGCGCTTTGTCATCGAGATGGGGCACCAATACCTGCGCTTCTGGTCCAATGGCGTGCCGGTCCTTTCCGGCGGCAATCCGGTCGAAGTGGTCAGCCCTTACCTCGAAAACCAGCTGCGCGAAGTGCAATTTGTCCAGATCAACGACATCATGTACCTCGTCCACCCGGACGTGGCCCCGCATAAGCTCTCCCGCTTGGCGGACACCAACTGGACCTTGACCGAGGTGGCGTGGGATTGGCCGGCGCTACTCGATGAGAACTTGAACGACACCACGCTGGCTTGCAGCCACCTCACGGGGAACGGTCGCACGCTGACTGCGTCCACCGGGATCTTCAACGCCGGCCACGTGGGCAGCTACTGGCAGCTGGGCCACGCGCTCGAGGCCGTCTTCACCGAGCAAGACATCGATGCCAACGGCAATAGCAGCAGCCTCAACGTCTTTGGCGATTGGGAATTTTCCACCTCGGGCGTCTGGTCCGCCATCATCAACATCGAGCAGAGCGAAGACAACGGAGCCACCTGGCAGGTCATCCGCTCCTACAAAGGCTCCGCCGAACGCAACATTACCTCGAGCGGCAAGACTGAACGCGAGGTGCTTCTTCGCTTGGCCATTTCCAACTACGTGACCGGCAACGCTTGGGCCACCAACACCAACTACGCGCTCGATACCGTGGTGACCTACGAAAACAACGTCTACAAGTGCGTGCTGGGACATAATTCCACCGCGGCAGCCTGGAGCGAATTTGCCGGCAACTATGCGCTCGACGCCTTGGTCACCTGGAACACACGCACCTACAAATGCACCAAAGCGCACAATAACACCACGACCAATTGGTCGAATTCCAACACCACGTACGCGGTTGGAAACTTGGTGAAATTTCGAGAGCGAACCTACAAATGCATCAACGCTCACAATACCAATGTGACAACCTACGTAAGTGACGGAGGACAAGCGTCTGTCGGAGTGAAATATAAAGAAGGAGA